GGGGTAAGATGTTCGTCCGGTAGATCAAGTAGGCTATCGCCCGAGGAGGTCTGGCCTCGCGTAGCTGCGCGGGCCTGGATTTCATCCCACGTGTACATAGGCGTCGGCGACGGAGACGTCCTCGGACCGTCGGACCAACCCGTGCGCCATTCATCGGGCGAGCCCGGCGACTGGTAAGGCGCCGGCGCCTTCGGTGCTGACGCTGGTGCTGGCGAAGGAGTAGCGATCGCTGTACGCGCCGCGTTGAGGCGGTTAGACGCTCGCGCTTGGTCGGGCGTAGGCTCGCTCTTAGCGACCGCCTGCTGTGGAAAGGCAGCAGTCGGGCGAGTCTTTCCGGACATAATCATATCCGCGATCGCACCGAATGCCTTGGGGTCAGACTTCTGCGTCACGGTCACGACGCGGCCGTCCGGGTTGAACACCCGGATGCTATCGCCCAGCGGCGACATAACATATTCGTGGGCCGAGTATGCGTCCCGCACGCGCTTACCCGCGATCCGACGCAGAGCGCTGGTATCGGGCGCGGTATCGATCTCCGCGACCGCGTCTTCTGCCATCTGCTCAAGAGACGTGGGCTCCGCCGAGGGCGCCCCCTCGTCTGGTACCGGAGCGTCGTCCATGGCGAGCATGTCCGCTTCAGACTCGGCACCAGCGTCTTCAGGGTCTGCCCCGAAGTTATAAACTACGCCTTTCTCTGCGCTGCCCCGAGTATTCTTCATAATACGGCCGCTGGTGGCGACCGCCTCGTCGGGTAGCTCGTCGCCAGACCCAATCAGGTCAGCTAGACGGTTCTTGATGTTGGGGATGCGGGTACGCTGCACGGTAAACTCCTAACGAATGTAGACATAACCCATGCGGACGTTAAACGCACGCAGAGAATTGTATAGGTACTCCGGAAGCCCTGACGGAAGACCGGTCTGCACAAAATTATCCGCCACGGACCAGATGCCATCTTCGAGGCAGACACGAATACTGGCGTTGTGCCAGCCTTTCTCGCACATATGCCCGTAGTTCTCGTCCTCGGCGTCAATTAGATAGAAGCCGCTCCAGAAGCGCAGGCCGGGAGAGTTGCCGAAGTAGTCGAGGTCGCGTCCCTTGCCAGGCACCCAGCTTTGCGTGTCGTCGATAAGGCGCGTAGAGCACTCATACACGGCTTCGTCCTCAAGGAACAACCGCAGCGTGGACCGCTTGTCCCCGTTGGCGCTATTCAGGCCGCCGCCCCCGTCGTCCACGCTGGGGCTGAACGACACGCCCGTGTTGCTTAGGACCGTGGGGTATTCCGCGCGGACAGTGCAGTGCCAGAAGAGATAGACCTGCGAGCAAGCGTGTGGCAGGTAATAAGTCTTGCCTGCCCCTGCGAGGGGAATAAATCGGCTGTGCGGCGTTGCGGCGGCGATGCGGTCTGTGTAATAGCTACCGCTACCGGAAGTGTCCGCCAGTACGCCTTCGCGCTCTGCCGTACTATCAGGTCCGCGCACGCCTACAAACAGGTCTGCAAAGTAGTCCTTTGCTGCCGTTGCTCCTACCATTTCGCCGCGTGAGAACGCGCCGCGCCGCACGTCCTCGCGACGCACGTCGCTAAGTAGCAGGCGGTTATCGCCGTCGAGGTAGCCGTTCAGAATCTCTAGGCCGGCGGGTGTCACGGAGCGCGGGCGATACGTGACTAGATTAAGATCGGGGGCGTCTGCCGTCGTGCCGTCTGCAAAAGTAACAGGCACCGAAATGTCAGGCATTAGAGCGCTCCTGCCCGAATCGGGATGGCTGCGTGTCCGTAGCGGAAAATGTACGGGGAAGACGACCGCTCGTCCGTCGTACCGAAATTAAGGCGGCGACGTGAGGCCACGACAAGGAACGTAGCGGCTAGCGAGCCGTCCCCGGCCGCTAGGTCTGCGTCCGTTAGGAAGGTCCCGGTGCCTGCCGGGCCAAAACGGCTGCTCTGGTGAGAGTACCACCGTACGCTACGCTCAACGATGTAGCGGTCGCCGCTGAAATCTTGAAAACCGATAGCCACCAGCAGGCATCGGCGGGTGGTGTTGGTATCTTCTTGAAGGAACACGCTCGTAGACGCGTCGCGCACCTCAACCCACCCACGAGTATACACCCCACGAAGCCCCTGCGCAGAGAGCGAGGTACCGCCGAAGGTCGTTTCTGCCTTGTTCGTGGTGCCGGAGGCTGCGTTATAGCATACGATCCGCCAGCCGAGAGACGACGCGTCTGTGATTGCGCCACTGACCGCGCCGTACGGGGCGTTCGGTGCGCCCGTAGAGAACGCTTGGTAGTTCACAGGCCCCGGCGCGGCGGCTTCGGGCAGCCCGTTCTTGTACTGCTCGGCTACGACCTGCGACGAAGGCCCCGTGCGCATTGGGTTGGTAACAAAAGCACCAGGCCAGAGGGACGGCAGGTGCTGTGCGTTAAGCGCCTCACGCTCCACGTCATCCGGAGCAATGTTATTGACCGCGTTTGCAAGCACCGTAGTGCGGTTGTTGATGGACGCGGCGTTGAAGGCGTCGCCTTCTTCGATAGGAGTGTAGTTGAAGGGCATTAGCGCGCAAGCTCCCACACAAAAAGTTCACGATGCCCGACGGCTCCGCCGAGGAGCGAGGTGTCCGGGTCCGGAAGACGAGCATAGTTCAGGGCATCGAGGCGTGCAACACCGCGAATTACGTGAGAGCCTGGAGCTAGAGGCAGCACAACCTCACAATCGAAGCCCATGGAGTCACCGGCGTATCCTAGCTCGGCGCCTTCTCCGCCGGAGGTACCGTCCAGTACACCGGTACAAGACTCCGTAATCAGAGCGCCGTCCACCTCGATACCGAAACGCGCGCCCATATATATATCGGATGCATTATTGTTCTGCACGTACTGTCCTGTGAAGTAGACCAGCACGGGAGAGCCGTCCGTTTCCACAGTAAGCGCCGCGTCGTCAACGGGAACCCACGTTTGCGTGGGCTCTAGCTCGAAAATCGTAGAACTGTAGGTCGGCCCGCCGACGTCGCACTCCTGCGCGGCCTGCGCCACGCTCCATGCCACGTCTTCGCTCAAGTCGTCCACGATATCGAGGTCGCCGGCAAGCCGTTCGTTCCAGTTGTGCTCATTAAGCCGACCGAACTCGACAGAGTACTCCAGCATATTACCGTTGAACGCTTCCAGATCGACGACCTGGTCAGCCTCCCACCGGTGCTTTGGGATCTTCCATGCCATTATTGCACCTTCGCTCCGCCTGCGTGCGTGTCGCGGTCGTCCAGCGCAAGAGCGATGAACTCCCAATCTCCAGTGCTCTTAACGCGTAGCTTGTAGGTTTCGCAACTCGGAATGAAAAGGTCTACCTTATCCGTATACGGGCGGCGCTTCATCCACTCGTATTCTACCGGAGTAGGGCTGTTGGTGACGGGACTAGTGTACGTACCCCCGAACAGCGTGCGCTCGATGAAGGCGGGAGGGTCCGACAGCCGGTGCCCGGCGGGCTCGGAGCTTGTCTGTAGAATATTTGTCGGCCGCCAGTCCTTCATGGCTTCGACAGAGAGCGTCCCGTACTCGCCCTCGCGGAGTAGAAGCGTGACGCGCTGCGATGACTTCTTCCGGTTCACGCCGCCCGAATGGAGCCACGTGGTCTCGATATAGCTTTCTTGCCGCAGCGGAATCCGTGAACCGTCTGCGTCGTGGTCGAGCACCCACACGCTATTATGTGCGCCGGAGGACGTAATACATGTGCCAAGAGCAAGCATGTACCGCCTGTCGTCGCGCGTGACGCACACACTAGACGCCTTAACATCGGTACGTTCTTTCCAGTTGAGCCCGTCCCACACGAAGCACGTGTTATTTGTAGAAGACCCGTCTGCCGGAACCCAGCATCGGTACTCGTTAATGTCCGGAACGAAGCCAGCGCAGGACATAGAGGCCCGCGCGAAGTTGATTCGTTCGACCATGGCCTGCTGCATGGCACTAATGGGCTCGGTGATCGTGCCGTTGAACGCAAAGAACCCTTCGCGCGATAGCCACACCACGCGCCCGTCAGACATAATCTCTAGGCTATCAGGTGCTACACAGCCGATTCGCGCGTTGATCGTCCGTGTGACGAACTCGTTGCCGTCATCGCTTTGCTGTAGGAGGAAAGTGCTAGAAGGCGTAAATACGAGAAGGCCCCATTGTGAGGCAATAAGGCCCGTGACCTCGGAGCCGGTGGCGTCCGGATAGAATACCTCATCCTTCGGGAACGTGCCCCACTTGCCGGGAATGCTCGGACGCACGGCACCGGGACTGCCGGCCCAATTCGCAGCCCACAGCCGACCAAATGCGACCGTAGCCAGGCGAAACGCCGGAACGGAGTCCACTTGAAGCAGGGGGGACACGAGCCATGCGTCGGGGATGTTGTACGGGTATAGCTCCGTAACGTTATCCGGCAGAGTCGCAAACGCAAGCGAGCCCTGGGACGCGTAGTCAATTACTTCGTACAGGCGGGGGTCGCCGCTGTTGTTGAGGTCCTTCGTGGAGCCTAGAATACGACCAACAGTTCCGACAGGGCCGCGTGCGATGTTGGTCCACACATGCTGTGACCGCAGCACTTCGCCTGCCGGCTTCGTGGCGTCGTCGTAGTTGTCTTCGCGTCCGACGCGCACGGGCTCGCTTAGAGGCGACAGAGGCGACAGATTGCCAAAGTAATCGACAAACTGCACCGCTGCACGCCACTCGCCTTGACGCAGCGTAGCCCCGTTCTGGTTTCGGTTTGCTAGGTCCGCCGCGGGCTCGTTCGTCAGCGTTCCGACGCGAGCAGGCCCGAGAAACGAGGGCAGAGTCTTACCCTGATGTGAGTATCCGCCGGCGTTGGGCCGGTCCTCGCCTGTATTGTTGTCAAAATCTGTGCGAGGGCCTAGAGGCTGGGGAGGACCCGGTGCTCGTGAGTAGCCTAGAGGAAGAATGATGTTCCCGTCGTAAAAGAGGGGCTGACTACCCGGCGGCATGATGACGATCCCGTCGGGGGTCGAGGCAAACTGCCAATTCCACTGGCGACGGTCGCCCGCTTCTGGCAGACGAGTCTTGTATTCGGCGGAAGACGCCTCGCTAACAAGCTCGGCCCACTCTTGCGCCCACCCTCTGTGCTCCCACAGAGCGTTGTCGAACACGGCCAGAAGGATATCCCGCCTGCCGACGCGTGCGTGAAAGATCCCCTGGTGGGGCGTGCTATATGACGTCGATCCAATACCAAGCCCCGACGGAATGTAGTCCGCCGGATGGTACTCCGCGGGGCCACGCACGGAGCGCAGCGTGCCCTCTCGCGTATTGACCATGTTTACAATACGCCCGGCAGCGTTGTCCTTCGAAATAAGAAGGTCCGACTGTCCGCGCAGAGCGAGCAGGCCCGACTGGAGCCAGTTGTAATCGAACGCCATAAGGCCCCCTTACTTGGCGCGCACCTTGGTAGGGCGACCAACGAGTGTCCATCCCCGGAAGCTCTCGGTACCCTCGACCACAACCTCACGCTCGTAGCCGAAGATGTGCATGTAGCCCTCTCGCTTATGGTCTGTGACGCGCTCGCGCACGCCTACGACCATACCTTCGAGCTTACCCAGGATAGGGTCGTCCTTCTCGTAGGTGCCGCCGTTCACCAGGGGATCGGTCTCGGCCTTGTTGTATAGAACCTTAGACATTTGTATCTCCTCTTACTCTGTCAGGGGGAACTGCCTGCGCAGTCGGTGTGTGTTACGAGCCCGCGCGTTGCGGCGGGGCAGTGCTCGGTTATCCGGGCGAGCGTCCCCGTAGCGATTCTTTAGCGAGTTTAGCGCCTCGTTATACTTGCCGTCGGCGTACACAGCGGCTTGGTAGTTGCCCTCGGCCTCGCGCGCCAGAACGACAGTCTTGTTGATTAGTGCTTCGATGGCGTCCGCGTGTACACGGGGAACATCGTAATCGTCCGTCAGACGAGGCGGACGCACCACAGCGCGGGCACGTACTTCGTAGCGAGTGTCGGGGGTTGGATGGAAACGAAGCGTTTGATAGCCGTGTACCTCGGGGACGCGGGTGAGCGTGTCCATAACACGAGAACCGTCAAATACGTAGGAAGTGACGTCGCTATCCACCTCGTCGTAAAAGTAGTACGTATCCGGAGTCTCTAGAGTGGCTCCGCTGGTCTGCGTGATTCGCTTGAGATAGATACGCTTCTTGATACCGGACCGCTGGTAGCGTGGCGTGAGCGCGCTATTGAAACCGAGCGCAGCGTCTACATTGGGGAGCGCGATGCGTACGCCGACAGAGCCAGCCGCCGTGAACACGTCCGAGGCCGGGGATTGCCCACTCTCCCACCACGGGCGGTATCGCGTGGAGTCCTGCGCAACAGCGGTCATGGTGAGCGGGGTAGGCTGGGACCGCCAAACCTCATTCTTTCCAAACGCGTAGGTATACACGACCTGGAACGTACCGGGCGGAGTGCCCGCGCCATCCCACGCGTCTTGCGCCGTGGACGTGGTGGGCTTGAGCGTAGGGGTTTCGATCTGATGATGCTGGCGCCGGAAGCACCAGCGCGGAACTCCGCTCACCAGAAGGCGCGCGTCGTTGGTCAGACTGGCGTATTCCGCGTGAGTCTCGCCGATTACGGACAGTGGGTAGTCAAGCTGATCGCGGCTTAGAACCATGGAGTTAATCTGCACAACGTTTTCGGGCAGAGGGAACTCGTTGGTTTGGATTCGCCAGGATAGGCCGGTGTCCGTAGCGTTCTTCCACGGATACACGAGGGTTGCGCTGTACTTCCCCGTGGCCGTAAGGAACACCTCGCGGATCTGGTTCTCGTGCCAGACGCCGTCGGAGTCTCGGATTAGGATGTTTCGGCCGTCGAAAACCCGCCCGTTCGTGGTGTCTGCCCACGGCGTTCCTACGCCTGCGTCCAGCGCGCTAACGACGGTCCAAGCATCCCCGGCCATCGAGAGAGTGTCCGTAGGGCCTGCCATTTCGACGTCGGGCTCTAGCGTCATGCGTACGTCTTGGACGAAGAACAGGAACGGAGCTTCTTGAAGAAGCTTGTAGTACGCGCGATTGATGAACTCGTCGAAACGAGCGTTGTGATCCGGAGCGTTGTCCGGAGCCCAATCCATCGCTCGCTGCGCGGCTGTACGAATGCCCTTTAGATTCCACATATACGCTCCTTAACCCGCGACGGAGGTTTGTGCTAGCCTGAAAAGAAAACCCGGTAAGACGAGGGTTCGTCCTACCGGGTACCAGCCGAGAGAGGCCGGAGATTAGCCGCGAGCGTCGATGAACGCCATAGTATCAGCGACCAGTGCGCGAGCGAATACGTCATCAGCACCTTCGGTACTAGCCGCAGCCGCGCCAGAAGCAGCCGGGGTCAGAGCCAGATTAACGGCATAGGTGCCGGTAAGCCGACCCGCACCGCGCCGGAGAATCCAACCGAACGAACCGTTCGGGATCTCGTGCTGTGCCACGCCGAGAATATCAGTCACGCGAGCGGCTGCGTCACCAACGACACCGAGGTCGGTGATGGCGTCGTCCTTACGAACAACCACCTCGCCTCGGCTAAGATCCGCGTCCGCCTCGACGTAGCGCCAAATCTGGTCGCCGCAGTTAGCGAGGATCTGGACCTCGATGTCAGTACCGCCCACGGCGGTCTGCGGACCGCCCTTGACGACACCGGTGGACAGCGTGACGTACAGCGTACGCGCAGCCGCGGCGTCTGCACCGACGCGAACCTCGGTGCCGAGCGCGTAGCGCGCCGAGGTATCAACCTCGTAAATCGCGCCTGCAAATTCCTGAATAGCCATGTGTGTTCTTCCTTACGGGGTAGCGCCGCCGGTGAGGACACCGTTCAGTCGCAGGTTATCGCAGTACATACCCATGGACAGCACCCACTCGTACCGCCAAAGGTCCTGGGTCGGGTGGCGGATAGGACCGCGCGCCTCGAAGTCACCCTTGGTCTCCATGCCCGAATTGTGGCCCATGGTGAACAGGTGCCAAGTAGCCGGGTTGATGAAGTAGGCAATACCGTTCTGCGCGTCCGGGTTGGACCCGCTGATATCCGCCGGCTTGATGTACGCCTCGGAGTACATCTTGGCGCCAAGGATAGGAATACCGCCACGGTTGCCGGAGGCGTGGCCGCCGTCGCCCTTGTTGGAGGTGTCCATGAACTGAATCTGGTCGTCCAGATCCTCCAGGTAGTTGTCAAAGGTACCGCGGTCGGCGAAGACGAGCTTCACCTCGCCGTCCTGCTTCGAGCCCTGCTGCACACAGTCCATCATAAGCTGGCGCATACGCAGCCGGCCGTTCGTCGCGAAGGACGAGATGTGACGGCGCTGGTTGACCCAGCCCTGGATGGAGTTCTTGGCGACACCGAAGACGGTATCCGTCTGGTTGGCGACATCCGCGTACTCGAAGTGGCCGGCGCGAGCGCCAACACCGCGAGGGTTGTAGGTGGCGTCACCGTTCCAAGTCGGGAAACCGGACACGCCCGGAGCGTCGCCCATGACAAGCTGACGAGCAATAAGCTCATGGAAGTCCATGAGCGCGCGCTCGGGGTAGCGCTTGATCAGATCGGCGAGATCCTGCTCACCGTTGGCCTCACGAAGGTCCTTACCGGGAACGTCGTAGGCGTAGATCATATCGCTGGCGTAGGTGTTACCACGCACAGCGGACTGACGCCGGCCGCCGGCGATGCTCTCGTTACCGGTGACCAGAGTAGTCACCTGGCCGGGACCCTCGGGCACCAGCACGAACTCGCACCAGGGACCCTGCGCGGTCTCCTTGTTGCCGGCCTTGACGATCTGGTCGAAAGCCGGGCTCCACTGCGTGAAAGTCTCACTGTAACCCGGAATGAGTTCCTGGAGTGCAGTGGCTAGAACGTCGGGACTGTAACCCATTTTTATCTCCGCTTATGTCGCGCAATAGCCTTGCGCGCAGCGAGTTGACGAATTTCTTGTTCGGTCATGTTGCTTTTGTCAACAGGCGGCTGCTTCGGAGCCCGGATGGGTGTTGAGCCGGCAACCAAATCCACTGCGGGATTCGGCTTCGGTTCCTTCACCGTTGGTTCTACATTAACCTGACGCTGCAAATCAAGCAACTGAAAAATACGATTGACGGGAACACCTTCCGAAGAAAGTTCCTTCGCCAGCGTGATTGCTTCCTCACCACGAGTAGCAATTTTGTAGGATTCCTCCAGAGAAAACAGGACCTTTCCGCCCTGCTCTTCTCCGAAAGAATAAACGTCTGCGATAGCGTCTTCGAGGCCGGGGTTACCGGCTAGCTCGTCGCCGTATCGTGCAGAGAACCAGCGGTACTCTTCCTCCGCGCGCTCCTCTTGGAAGCGAGCGAGGTCCTGCTGATAGTCTGTAACCTGCTGCTGTAGCGTCTGATACTCGTTTTGGTATCGGTCGCGCTCGGCCGTCATTTCCGCGATGCGAGGGTCCTCGTCACCGAAGTTAAGGGCCTCGTAGAGGTTCTTGTACTTCTCGGCCTCGCGGGCCTTCTCGTCTAGGAACGTCGTTTGACGACCGACAATCTTACCGGCCCACGGACGAACCTGCTCGGGTAGGGCGTCGAGGTCCGATAGCTGCCAGGTATCCCAATCGAAAGAGTCGGGGTCCGGCTCGTCCTTGACCATTTCCGACTCGTCGGCCTGCACACCGGTGTCCGCGACGGTCTGACCGACCGTCGAGTCCTGCACAGGCGGCTCGCCTAGAATAGGGTCTTCGACCGTGCCTTCTGGCGCCACGCCCTCGACGGACGTATCGGGTGCGGCGCTTTCCTCCTTAAGTGCCATGACTACTTCCCAATCAGCTTGCGTGCGACTGCGAGCCGCTTCGCGTTGCCGCTATCGCCGCCGCCTTCGGCTGGAGGCGGGCCGCCGAACATGATGCCGCCGGCGGGCGGGCCGGACTCCTCCTCGGGGGCCTCGTCCTCTTCGGACTCTTCCTCGGGGGCGCCGCCTACAGGCGCTTCCTTATCGGTAGACGGGGCGCCCTCGCCGGGTGCGTCGTCTAGGGTGACGCCCGCGCTCTTGAGAGCAGCGAGCACGTCGTCGGCGCTAACGCCTTCGGCCAGCAGGCCATCAAGTGCCTTGTCGGCTTCCATGGTAACTCCACATGTGGTGTACATATGCTACGTATAACTTGTTTAGTTGAGCTTTACAACATTGTCGGTGTGAGGCGCTGCCTCTGCGCGAGCCTCGGCCTTCTTTCGGGAGTCGCGTAGACGCTCTACGCGGTCGTCCTCCCAATGCTTCTTCTTCTCTTCGCGCGAGTGGTATCCCTCTTCCTTGATTTGGTCGAGGTGCTCTTCGCGGGCCTTGTCGCGCACGGTTTCCCACGCCTTAGACTTATTGGACACAGGGGCTAGATTGTTCTTCTCGCAGTAAGCGTCGAGTTCCTTCGCGCTGGAGAACGAGCGTCCTAGCTGCTTGCTGACAAGAGGCTTATCCGTCCAGACGCCGACGATCCCGCCGTGCCCTAGTGTAATGCGCTTCTCGCCGATCGCGCCGCAGTTCTTGCAGACAACGCCGCCCCGCTCTTCGACCGTGCTCAATCGGGTGAACACATCGTCCACGGGGCCGCACTCGGGGCAAGTGATATCGTATACGGGCATTAGAGGTCCTCGCCCTGCTGGCTCGCCGGGCGCCGTGGGTTATCGGGCGTATACATAACGAAGCGATCGTTCATGGGGCCTCCTAGCCTGCCATGGTGGGTCGGCCGGGAACCACCGTGGTCCCGCCCTCAAGTGGACTCTCTACAGACTGCTCTCCAGTCCCGCCGAGAACCTGCCCGGCCTCTGCTTGCTGGAGCATATCGGGCGCCATCTCCGCCGGGGTTCCGGGCGCGGCGCCGGGCATACCGGGGGCGGGGACCTGCTGCGCTTGCTGTGCCTCTACGGACGCCTTGAGTTCTTGGAGTCCGAGGAGATCGAGCAGCTTGTGCATAAGCCCGGTCTGGTTGACTGCCGGGCTGTTGATGAGGACCGGAAGGAACGCCTCCAGCGACTTTAGCTGGACAACGTCGTTGCCTTCCTGCGCGTTGAACGCATGGGCCTCGTAATCCCACGCGTTAGGGTCGTAATCCGCGTCGTCGTCGAAGCCTAGCAGGCGGGGCGTTACGATGACGGTGTCGCCCGAGAGCATACGCGTGTAGATACGATCCTCGTCCTCAAGGAACTGTGCGAACAGGCCGATTACACGATTAGAGGTCTCGATCATCACGTCGTACACGACCTTCTTGCGTCGTTCGTTACGCGTACGTGCCGCCGTGTCCGCCAGTGCGAATGCCGTAGCAACATCGCTGCCGCCGACGTCGCCGCGCTGATAATCGGGCATACCTAGAGTGTGTGTGATTTCCTGCGACGTGTTCTCCCGCGAGATACCCCAATTCACAGGGAGCGTAGGCATGGGGGATACGTGGAATACGTCGGAGAGAGGACGCCCCTGCTTGACGCTGACAGGCAGGACCCCGCCTGGCTCCGCGTTGTCTAGATAACCGTCGAGTAGGTTGGAGGGGTCGTCCACCGCGTTCTTGTTGAAGAACGTGGTAGGAATGCTGCTTTTGTTGTGGCGCATCTCAAGGGTGTCTAGCTCGTTCAGACGCTCAAGATTAGGGAAGATTAGATGAGCGTCAGAGAGGCCGCCGAGGTCCTTGAGATTGTCGTTGAAGCTCATAAGAACGTAGGGGTTCTTGACGTGCTTGTACGGCAGGTCGGACGTAAAGATGGGCTCCTTAACGTCGTCGATGTAGTGGTGGAACTTGTTGCGCTCGAAGTCGTAGAACTCGTAGACTGTAATCCACTGGAAAGCGGCACGGGTAGCCTCCGCTGCGGCGCTCTGACCACCACCGCGCTCTTTGTCGTCCAGCATAAGCCAGCCGGGGAACTTGCCGAACGTGGCCTTCTTCTTGACGTCGGGTAGGTACACGCCGGGGTTGCCGCGACCGGGGGTCTTGATACGGCGCTGGAATTCTTCTCGGCTAATGACCGTGGCCTCGCAGATGTAGCGAACGTCTTCGTATGCCTCGGCGTCGGTGTCGTAGAATACGTAGTGTGGGTTGATGACACGGATGCGCGGGAACTTTGCGTTGCGATCCCACACGACTTTAATGAAAGAGCGCGGGAACACGCAAGACCGCGTGGTTGCGGACCAGAGCTTCTGGTGGAACTTCTGTCGGCGATAGGTCTCGGTGAGCAGGGCCGTGCGGAAGGCCGCCGGGGCCTCGTTGTCAGGCACACGCGCCTTGATAGAGACCTTAGGGTTGTTCGGGCAGATGTTCGCAACCACACTGTCCACGAAAGCGAACAGGCGGTTGTTCTCGCGGGCGGTGCCCTCTTCGGTTTCCTCACCGAAACCAGTCTCGTCCGCGTCAATGTCCCGGTCGAAGAACTCGCTGCGGAATGCCGCAGCATATCGCTGCCACTGGCGGCGTTGCTGCTTAAGCTTGGACTTATGGTTTTCGATGATTACGGCGTTTCGCCGCCCGTAGGTGAGTTCATCCGACATTAGCGGCTCCTCCGTGAGCGGCGTTGGGCGTCCGCGAGAACCTTGGTTGTGTACTCCTTATAATCGGAGTATGGCATTTTAGCAAGCGCAGCCCCTTCAAAGGTCGAGGCGTCCCGAGAAGCCTCCTGTCGTGCTTGCTCAAGCTCGGGGCGGTAACGCACGGGCGCCTGGCGGGCCGCCCAACACGCCCAGATGAGGGCGGATACGCGGTCCCAATGGTGCTTGGCCCGCCGGCCGGTGCCGACTTGCTCGGGTCGGAGTAGCTGGGCTGTCTCGGACCGCTCGGTGCGCTTGTCGTGGCGGTAGGTCGATAGCTGACTTAGCGTCTCGTAGTCGTGGATGACGATTTTATCGATGAGCGCGTCGAGGAGGTAGCCGATTCCTGTGTTGATCGTCTTGGGGGACGCTGGAATGCCCGGCTTGTAGTTGTCATGGAAGTACAGGTTCTTCAGAGAGCCGTCCTCCAGGGCCAGAATGAGGGGCGTTAGCGTGCCAAGGCCCACGCCGTTGCTTTCAACCACCGGAATCGCGTCATTATAGCGCTTGCACGCCTGGATAATGAGGTGTGCGAAGCGCGGAGGGTCTACTTGATTGGACGCGTACACCGCGGCTTGCTCCCATCGGTCCTCCCACACCTCGAAAATCTGGAAAGACGCCTGGTCGCCGCCCATCCAACCGGCGGGATCCGCTCCTAGCACATAGATTGCGCCCGGCCGCGGCTCCTTGTACTCCTTGTATACGCAGCCTGCCTCCCACGGAACGAGGATTCCTTGCCAATGCCGGTCTAGATGGGCGCTCGGGATAGCTGCTCCGGCAGGCTGGACCCAACAACTATACGGGTCGACGGGGTAGAAGACCTTAAATAGCTCGGGATGGCGCCTTACCTCGACGTCCATATCCATGATGGACCGTCGAAAAGCTAGGTTCCGCTTGGTGAGTACAGGGAGGAAGTCCGTGGTATCGGGGTTGTCTCCACCAAACCGTGCAAGTAGGCGCTCCTCTTCGTCGGACAGGCTCCACTCCGGCTCCCACGTGCGCTCACACAGACGCGAATGAAAGAAAGGGGTGAACGAAAACAGGAACCGACCCTCGCCCTTACGCGCGGCCTCGCAAATGTCGCGATACCACTCCGCCGAGGGGTAGTCAATGGGGGCCGGGGTAGACTCCAGAACGACCGCTGCCTCTTTACGGTTGATGATTGCGGGCAGCATACCGTTCCAGACGCCGGCGGCGTCCGGCCAGAAGGGAAGCTCGGAGCCGTGGAGGTAGTCGAAGGCGCGTCCGATACCGGGGTTGGCTCCTTGGGCGGACAGCGTGACGATCTTCGCGCGATGCTCGAACGTCATCTGCCGGACTTCGTCCCGGTTGGACTTCGCGACGCGCGCCTCCTCGGGCCAGTAGTGATACGCGTTCGTGATTGCGCGGAACAGGTCGTTTGCGCGGTCCTTGTTGTCTGCAATAATGGCGGAGTACGTGTCCGGGGAATACATGGCGGTGTTGAGGAGGGCGAGCGCCGTAAGGACGGACTTGCCTACCTGACGACTAGCGCACGCTACGAGCCACTTCTTGAACCCGTCTTTATCGCGGGGGGTATCCCCGATGTAGGACAGGATTGTGTTCTGTAGCGACGGAGCCACCTTGTCGGGGTCGTAGCGAATAATCTGCTGCGTGGTCTGGTCTACCAGGTGGCCGCAGATAGGCAGCGTGACGCGGGGGTCACGCAGCACCTCGTAGTCGTCAGGAGATACGACAGGCATTACGCCTCCATAGCCACGGGCGCGAGCCTATCGAGGTCCGCGTGGATCACGGCGGTCTGATACTTGGGGGTACCCTCGTCGGCATCGCCGAACTGTTCGAGCAGCTTGTAGAAAAACCCATAGCCCTTACGCACGCGGGTCAGGGCCTCCTTACGCTTCTTGTCGTCGTACGTCTCGCCTTGGTACATATGGCCGCGGAGTAGTGCGTTGCAGAAGTCGGCGTGGATGTAGGGAACGGGGGTACAGAAAGAGGCGTGGCCGCGTAGGAACGTGAGGCCGTTTTCGAGAATTGTCTGAATGCCGTGGCGCTCGTCATATGAGCCCGTGATGTTGAGGGCGCGGCACCACGCGTAGTGCCCCTCGTCCTCGACGAACGCTGCCAGGTCGTCGAAGTCCACGTCGAACGCTTCAGCGAAAGACTCAAGCACCGCTGTGGGGTATCCGTGCGTCTTGTCTTCATCGGCGACGTTCTTGTCCACCTCGAGGTGGACAAGAAGCAGCACCATTTCAAAGATGTGGTAGTTGGGGAGATACTTTTGCCCGACAGCGGGTAGGTTGGTCAGAACGAAATGAGCCATTACTTCTTCCCCTTGAGGCCGAGAGCCTCTTTGGTGTCGTCGTCTACGTCGATGTCGATGGTGTAGTGCGGTGTGTGCTCGTGCCGGCGCAGGCTGGCTTCCTTAATTTCGGACATAACACCCTTGGTCACGGTCGTGTTTCCCTTCGCGGCGTCGAACGCCATGGAGGTAAAGGATAGCTCTAGCATGGAGCGGATTTCGCTTAGTGTTTCGGGCGGGATACGCCCCGCCGCCGCCTGGGCAACTAGATAGAGGAGGATGCCTCGGAGGTCTTGGTTGGTCTCAAGCCCGTGTTTGATAATGTCCGTAGCCATTTGGTGCTGCACCGCCGGGTCTACGGCCGACAGGGCGGTGCTCTCTTCGTTCTTAGACACGGGGCTTGCCTCGCTTGAGGAGTTGTCCGACTAGCGGCTGACGCGACGAGCGCGACGTCCACTTGTACCGAGGAAGGGCGGCGAGCGCGTCCGCCGTTCGGTAGTTCTTAGGGAGGCCGCGGAGTACGTCGTAATTGTGGCACGCGAGGGGGTCCGTGAGGAGGCTCGCGCGGGAGTTTAGCGACTCGATTAGCGTAAGGGTGTTCTCTCGCGGAATCTTACTGCGCTTACGCTCGGGCATGGGCAGGTTATCGATGGCGGGGTTGTACGCCCAAATAGCAAACAGCGGGTGGTTTAATGCACGGCGCGCGGCACGAGTTGCCTTAAGGAGGTCCTCGTCCGTGACGGGATACCCGTGAGCAAACGCGGACAGATAACCGAACTCGGGGCTATCCCGCAGGAAGCTGTTGTTGCGGAGCGCGCGGAATACAGTGGGAACACAGTCTCCCGCCAGGTCGCTCGGCTCGATACCAAGAGGCTCGAAGATTTCAGACAGCCCGCCCTTCCACCGTTCAGGTGCGTGGAAAGCTTCGGGGCTACGGACCCACTTCTTTAGCTCGGGGGTAGCTTGGATGAAGCCGTGCCACCACTGCGCTTGGAACAAGCGTCGCTTGTCGATCTCTAGCTCGTAGCCCGCCAAGCGCGCAAGGGGTAGTGCGTTGTAGGCGGGGGGGAGCGTCGCGTCGCCGTAGCGGTTGTGAAGGTACGCCACGAAAGGCTCGTAGAGTGTCGTATGCGGGTCCTGCCTCCAACCGTAGGCGTATCCCGCGTGGAAGATGGGGTAGCCCTTCGAGGGGTCCCTGTCGTGTTGGGGTCGCTGGCCTTCCATAGGTCTCCTTCCTCCGGATAGGAGTAACACTTCCGCCGGGTGCGGTCAAGCAGGTTATGCACTTTAACGAGAGAACCTTCGTTATACGGAGGTGTCAAGGAGCGACGCCCACCACGGCGGCATCGTAGCGTAGGTTGACGGCGCCTGACAGCAGGTTGACACCTTGCTGTCAGCCGAAAGCGCGCCTTCCACTAGGGCAAATGGGCCAACTTGACAGCTTGACAGCAAAATCGCTACATCTCTCTATATATATACTTTAACTCTATAAGGCTTTCCCCTATATGTTTGTTTTGACTATATAGCTACCTCAGAAAATGCTGTCAAGCTGTCAAGATCGTTCGTTCTTCTCGTGGCCGAGCCGATCATAGCCTGACGGCAAGGTGTCAAGTTGCTGTCAGGCAGCCCCGGATTCCGAGGATTCTCTCGGTCGAACGGGCGCTATTTGCTGTCAGGCAGCAAGTACCAGGCGGACCCTCCTCGTAGAGAGTCTAGGGTCCTCCTAGAAAATTGACGGGTACCCTTCCAGGGGCCTGGGAGCCAGCGGCTTGTTCTTAAGCAAGAGCACCTCCCCCTGGAAATACAAAACCAGCCGTGCGAAGGGAGGGGTGGCCCTATAGACAGCGAAGCTGGCTTAGGGTCACCCCGACCGGAGCCGGCTGTAGGCTACCCACGTACCTCCGCACCCTGTATGGCTTAGTCTACCCACTGGAGCTAATCAGGGGGGAGAATCTACCTAAAGCAGCTACGAATCTACGAATCGTAGATTAGAAGTTAGCGTTGGAAGCTAGAAACCTCCGGAGGAAAAATTTTTTTCTCTTTCGGAAAGCGTTCGCATATGGCCCCCGCGGGCGCGGCCGGCGGGTTTTGTATATCGCTCTAGATACAGAACGGCTTTTGGCCAGCCTGGAACCCACGGTTCGTGGAATGTCAAGAATGCGTCAAGCGACGCGGAATACCTCGCACGCGTTTGTGCCGGTGATATGTTCTGTGTGCCGGCGGTCGTTACCTCACACCCTTCTCCCCCGCCGGCCGGAGCCCCGCCATGGACACGAACACCATCCTCGCCGTCGCCGACAAGGTCCGCATCGCCATGAAGGCCCTCGAGGTCCCGGCCACCGACGCGACGCGCGTGTACGAACTGGCCCGTCTCGCCGTCGCCCATACCGAGGCGGGTCACCTCACCGTGTGGACCATCGCGGCCCTCATCGTGCCGGACTGCCTGCAGATCCCCACCGAGGGGTTCTGCTCCGAGCGGTAGCAGCGGGGCCGCCCCTGCGGCCCACGGCCCCCCGCTCACGGCGTCCACGTCGCGGGGCTGGACACCGGATGGTCCGGTGACAGACAGTGAGCATACCGACAGACAGTGAGCATACCGACAGGAGGTTCCCGTGAGTGATACCGTCCCCTTCACCCCCTTCGTCCCGTGGTCGTCCCGCGTGCCGTCTAACGTGCGCGTGGTCGTCTGCGTCCGGACGCCCGGGTGGGTCTCCACATCGTACGGCGCTTTCTCGCCGACCGACGCTGACGATTTCATCGTTCGCGAACTGAACCGGGGCTCTGACGTCGGCGCCTACGAGAGCGGCACGCTCATGTACACGGAATGGTACGAACCGCTGCTGCCCGACATCCTCGAGGCGTCGGTGTATGTGAGCGGGGCGCTGTCGGAGTGTGACCGTGCCGATGAGTGTGCCGCACGCGGCGATGAGCATGGTGTCCGGCTGGCGGTCTACTACGCGGGGCTCGCCATCGGCGCTGCCGTC